GCCGACACTCCTGATTTATTTGAGGCGTTTGAACTGACCAGTGTTACAGAATTTGCAAAAGCATAAGGAGAAAAACATCATGCAGAAAAAGAAACCCACCGGAGAATTTGTAACCAGCTTCGCGGATGAAGCAAGAATCGGGAAAGAAACGCCTGACAAAGAACCTAAATACATACTCGTCGAACGTCTTATTTCAGAACTGAAACCTGCCGATTACAATCCGCGCAAAATCACCAAACAGCAACGCGCCTCGCTCCGTGATGGAATGGTGAAATTCGGCTGGGCTGGCTCTTTTGCCGTCATCAACATCAATGCTGAAAGAAAAGATGTTATCATCTCCGGACACCAACGAATCAGTATTTGGGGAGATGACCTCAGACATGCTACCTGTCCGTGTCTGGAACTCGACCTCTCACCCGAGGATGAAAAAGAGCTGAATATCCGATTGAACAAAAACGGAGGCGAATTCGACAACGATTTGCTGTCAAAATTCTTCGACCGCGAGGATTTGGTGCTGTACGGATTCACTGCTGACGAACTCCCGACCGTTGAAGATTTGGATGATGAACCTCTCCCGGAATCCTCTGTCCCTGATGACCCGGTATATCCGATTGTTCCCAAGTTCAATGAAAAGTATTCCATGTTCTGCGTGCTATGTTCTACTGAACTTGATGAAACGTGGCTTCGCAACGTGCTGAGAATTCAGCGCATGGCATCCTACAAGAATAGTTCTGTTGCACCGTCGTTCGTTATATCATGCGAAGATTTCAGGACTGCGCTGGATGAATACGCCTCCGCCGTAAATGTCCCTGATTCCGATGATCCAGATGACGAAATTGAGGTGATGCAATGAGAATTCTTATGCCGTCTCGCGGACGTGCTGGTAAATGTTCCACCTTGGAACTGATCCCGTCCGCAAACATAGTATGCTCCGTTTCGGAAGCCGACGCATACGCAAAAGCATATCCTGACAATGAAATCATTACAGAGCCGTCATGGGTGAATAACATCGTCAAATGCCGCGCTTTCCTTCTGGAACGATTCCACGATGAAGATATTTTCATGGTCGATGACGACGTTCTTCAAATCAGGCGTGTCTGGCCGTCCGACGCAAGTAATGCCGAATGCCGCATTACATCCCCGGAATACGTTCTTGAAATTTTGGAAAGTACTCAGTTCATCGCAGAACAGGTTGGTTGCTATCTTTGGGGGTATCATAATCTCATCAATCCGCTTCAGTTTTCCGGTCACGAACTGATTCAGCTCACCGGATATCTCAACAATTCCTATATGGGGTTCAGAAAAGGACACAATCTGAAGTATAACAAACGTATTTCGGAAGGAGAAGATCACTATATATGCCTGATGAATAAATATCTTAATCGCGTACATGTGCGAGACTGCCGTTATTGTTTCTGGACTGACAAGAATTTTGTAAACGAAGGCGGCTGTCAGCTTTACCGTAACACTGGTGAAATGCTGAAAACCACAGCGTATCTGCAACGGTTGTTTGGGGCTGAGATCGTTTCTCAAAAAGAAAACACCTCCATCAAGCATAATACCAATCTCGGTGAGCGTTCGATTCACTTTCCGTTTTGATGGAGGAAATCATGGATTTGTCAAAAGTTCTCATTGCTGTACCAAGCAAGGCTCGATATGACAGAATACTCAAATACACCGCCGGATGGCTTATCGGCTCTCCGTTCGTCTGGAAAGTATTTGTGGAGCCTCACGAAGCATCTCTGTATAAGAGAGTCATTCCATCAAAAAACCTTGTTGTCATTCCGAAATCAGATCAGGGGATGCACCTTGTGATGAACTGCATCGGTAAATACGCGCAAGCACACAATTACTCCTACATCCTCAAGATAGACGACGATTGCCGTGGGTTCTCCGTGTTCCCCGACTGCGGTTCTCCATCTGAAAATCTTTTGTCGGTGCTATCGGAAATCGTTCCTGATTTTGAATCCGATCCTACGCTTGGCGGAGTACGTTTTATTCAGAAACGTTTCTGGCTTTACAGGAAGCGTGAGTCCAAGAAATATTCCCACCTCAACAAACCACTGTGGGGAATTTCGTTGTACCGCGCCTCAGCATGGCCGGAACTTCCGGAACAGGTCAATCATTTTGATGACACCATCCACAGTCTTTTGATGTGGCGTGACGGCTGGACAACCCGTACCTGCTGCAAAGCCGGGGTCGATGTTTTGCAGAATGCCGGCAAAGGCGGTCATTATTCTTTCGACCGCCGTGCTATGGCTACAGCCGCAATCCAATACATGATAGACCACGGTTTTCCGCTCTGCAAGTTTAAGCCAAACACAAACGCCGGAATCGGAGTTGATATCGATATATCCGCTTACGATAAAGGAAGTTGCATTTGATTTTTTTAGAATTTTTTTCGTTTTTTAAGTTTTGAGCAGATTGACTTCGCAGAACTTTCAAGTAAGATAAGTCGCTGTAATACAAATACTTATCACAAATCAAAAGGGCTTAAAAAATGAGAAAAATCAGAACCAACGAAAGACTGGACAAAATCGTCTTATTCCTCAAGATGAAGAATCACAAAGGACAAATTCACTGCGACACGTTTGATTTGCTCATGGACGTTTGTCGCGCTGGTAAGGTTCGCAACATGATTTTCAAAAACGCATAACCGGAGAATTGAAAATGATGTATGACGAATTCAATCGGATTGCCGGACAGACAGCTGACCCCGAAATGTACAGCAAAGAGATTGAACCGATGTACCTGTTCTATGGCTTCATCAGCAAGCGCGAGATGGCGGCTCTCTACTGGGGCGAGAAACCCGGATACTACGACATGTGGAAAAGGCTCAATCATATTTGGCACGTTCTTCAGCAAAAGAACTTCATGGCCGACAGTTACGAGATTGTCAATGCCGCACGTCACATCGAAGAATTGGAAAAAGCTCTCAAGGCTCTCAAAATCAAATAATCACCACTCCGGCGGACAAGGCCGGAACAACCAAATCACAGGAGGTCAATCCATGACATCAAACGAAATCGCCGCAAGGCAGCATGAACGCGAGTTGAAAGAGTGCCGCAGCATTCTTTCTCTCATCTACAACGGAGCAATTCCGGAGGACATCGCCAAGGAAATGCTTTCCAGATTTCACGGTTCCATTCTTTCAGAAGTAATGCTGGACACATTCAATCGCGTGTCCGGCTGTTTTGCTTTCAATGAAACCTATCTCGATTCCGAAGAACAGGAGGCGTAACAATGGGCAAAATGAATAGAAACGGAGTGTGCCACTCCCTGAAACCCGGCGATGAAAGGTTCGAGTATTTCACGGTAAAAATGGGATTCCGAACGGTTGGCCGCTATCAGTATGATTACCGTTGCGATAACGGTGATCTCTTTTCTGTCGTTGGGAAAACTGTAGAAGCCTGTCGTTCCGCTCGAAACGAATGGTTGAAAACTCATGCCATAACCTGTCCCGACTGTCACGGAACTGGTGCTGATGAGGTTTTCGGTAATACGCTCGAGACAGAGGACACTGTGGTAGAAATTAGGATATGCCGTTCCTGCAACGGAACCGGCGAAGTTATGGAGGTAAAATAATCATGGCATACGCAGAATGGGCAAAGACCGTCAAGGGATACGATACGTTTGAAGTTGTCAGTGCATTTCAGAAAGCGATCCGCCGTTGTGACGAACCGCAAGCACTGTTCTGGATGGCTGAACTCTATGATTCCGGAAAAGCCGAACATCTGTGGAAACGCATGATGGTTATTGTGGCCGAGGACATCGGACTTGCCGAGCCGTCGATGCACTCCCACATCCGAGAACTTTACGAATCCTACCGCTGGATGGTCGAGAAAAACGATAAAAAGAAATCGGAACGCCTTTTCCTCACTCAGGCTGTTCTGATGATGGTGCGCTGCCGGAAGTCCCGTCTTGTCGATTGGGCTTTGAATGTGGCATGGGACGGACACCATGAGACCAGCATGGAAATCCCGGATTACGCGATTGACATCCATTCCCGTCGTGGAAAGGCAATGGGCAAGACGATCAATAACTTCTTGAATGAAGGCTCTCACCTTGAGAATCAGCGTGAACTGCCATTGGAGAACGAATACAAGGAATGGTGCCGCACCCGTTGGAATGCAATGGAAGGAAAGGCTCCTGACGGCACTCCCGATCCGTCCATCGACAAAAATGAAATCCTGTCGAAAATGGGGCGCCTCGGTAATGGATATACTCCTATCCCGAATCATCGTTCCTCGTCAAAACAGGAAGAGCCTGAAGCCGATTTATTCGGTTGATATTGACCGCCCTAATAATATATATAATAATACTGGAGTATGGTATATATGGCAAACAAAAAAGTGACCAAAACCGCCTCCCGGAAAAACGGGACTGCCGCCGCTCGTCCAAGGACTGGCGCGATGGGTACTCCGTCTTTTGTTTTTGATCCGAAACAGGTAAAGGTATTTGGAATGTACTCTGCCACCTATGAAACGATGGCTGAATACTTCGGTGTGAGCATTGACACGATCAGGCGACGTATGCAGGATGACGCAGGAGACTTCTGCAAGGCTTATAAAAAGGGAAGCGGAATGGGCTTGATGCGTCTGCGCGAAGCCCAGCTTCAGAAAGCACTGTCCGGAGACAGCACCATGCTTATCTGGCTTGGCAAACAGTTGCTCGGCCAGCGTGATTCCATCCAGAATGACGTGAAGTTGAATCAGCCGATCAAGCTGGTAGTCGATGAAACCGACATGAAAGCGTAGGTGCGTGCTATGGCTCTCGTGCTACACTCTCGGTTCAAGAAAACACCGGATCAGATTCGCGCTTGCGAACTGATGTCCGGTGCCGCTCGTCACATCCTGCTTTTTGGCGGCTCCCGTTCAGGCAAGACCATGATAATCATGCGGCAGATCATCCTCCGCTGTGCAAAGGCGGAATACTCGCGCCATTGCGTTTTGCGACGCACATACACCGACGTCCGTAAATCAATCATCATGGACACGTTCCCGAAGCTGATGCGCATCGGGTTTCCGGATTATGATTATCACGAAAACAAGTCCACGTCTGTAATCACTTTTCCGAACGGATCTGAAATCTGGTTCGGCGGACTGGATAAGACCGATAAGATTCTCGGTAATGAGTATGCGACGATGTTCTTCAATGAAATCTCGGAAATTGGATTTGACCAGATCGAGGTGGCGCAGTCACGTTTGGCGCAGAAATGCCCTGAAATCGAAAACCGCTTTTTCTATGACTGCAATCCTCCATCCAAATCTCACTGGTCGTACAAACTGTTCTCAATGAAGCAGAATCCACGCGACAACACCGCGTTGCTAAAACCTGACCTCTATGCCTGGCAACGGCTCAATCCGGAAGGCAATCGCGAGAATCTCGCGGACGGGTATATTGACGATGTTCTGTCCGGACTGTCCGGCAGAAACCGCCAGCGTTTCCTTTATGGTGAATGGCTTGACGACAACGAAAATGCCTTATGGAAACGCGACAGCATGATAAATCCGTATCGCGTAAAATCCGCTCCTGCCGACCTTGACCGCATTGTCGTTGGAGTTGACCCTGCTGTTACGCAAAAGGACACCAGCGACCGCACCGGCATTGTCGTTGCCGGATGCAAACGGTTGCGCGGAGAAATGCACTACTTCATCCTTGACGACCGTTCCGTGATCGGAAGTCCTCACGAATGGGCGTCAACTGCCGTCACCGCATTTCATGAATACACGGCAGACCGGATTGTCGCGGAAGTGAATCAGGGAGGCGACATGGTGGAGCAGACGCTTCGCAACGTAGACCGGACCGTTTCCTATCGAGGTGTCCGTGCCACGCGCGGAAAAATTGTCCGTGCCGAGCCGATTGCCGAACTGTATGAGCGCGGATTGGTTCACCACGTCGGTGAGTTTCCTGCATTGGAAGATGAGATGTGTGAATATTGCGGATTCGAGAACGAGAAATCGCCTGACCGCATGGACGCGCTTGTATGGGCACTGACTGACCTTTCGAAACGCGGCATGGGTTCCAGAGCAATCTTGGCAAAATAAGAATTTCCTTGTAAAACATTTACTATTTTAACTTGACAATAGTTGCGTAAGTAAGTATGTTAGTATCATAATAAAACAACCCATCAAACGAAAGGAGATAACAAGATGGACAGAAAAGAAGGGCACAGGCAAGAGGGACAAGCTCAAGCCTGTGCAGTCGCCAAGGAGGTCAATCCATGGTACGACATGGTTAATGTACCTCCTGTGAATCAAAATTGCAAGTCCTTAGGAGGATGCAAAATGGAACATTACGAATCGACCGGAATCGACCCGTATGAGGACGATACGGACGAAGACGAACTTCCGACGTGGCTTTACGCGGTATTGATTGCCGTTCTTGCCATCTGCGGATTGATCGCCGCACCGTTTGCTTGGCTGAGACGCTAAGCTGACAAACCGACGCCGTGGCGATCAATCCACGGCACTTAACCACAAAAATAGCACAGGAGTTAAAATTATGAGTACAAGAAGTATTATCGCCATCAAAAACCCTGATATGACAGTTTCCGGAGTGTATTGCCATTTTGACGGATACCCAAGCGGTGTTGGCAGTATTCTGTTTGAACATTATCAGGACGAGGAAAATGTCAAAGAGTTAATTGCGCTGGGTGCGCTCAGCAGTCTTGGAGAACGCATCTCCCCAAATCCTGACAATGAACACAGCTTTGATAATCCGGTTGATGGTGTCACCGTAGCATATCATCGTGACCGTGGAGAAGAACTTAGACCAGCTAAAACTTGGATCAATCAGGATGCCATGCTCAAAGAGACTCCAAATACTCACTGGGCGGAATTCTGCTATCTTTGGGCCGGTTCGTGGTATGTCGGAGATTGCGGTTCCGGAAAATGGTATCTGCTGTCGGACGTTCTAAAAAAAGAGGAGGCGTAACTATGAAAAACACATTCAAAGGACTTTTGATCGACCCGCTGTTTCATCGAATCTCTGAGGTGGAGGTTCCGATTGATGAAAACGGAAGTTCTCTTCATGGCATGTATGACGTGCTGGAATGTTCATGCGTTGATGTTGGTCGTGGCGGGCTGTTGTTTCTCCCGAGCAAACCTGATGACGATCTATGGTTCGATGACGAGTGGCTGTTTCGCGGCGACGATTGCGGAGCGTTCCGTCTGCCGTCTATGACTGTTGCTCTGGTTGGTCGTGGACTGATTATGGGATTTGATGAAGAAGGCAACAGTGTGGATCACCATTTGACTGCTGAGGACATTGATGTCCTCCGCAAAAGCGTGGTATTCATGACACGAGAGGAGGCAGGGGTACGTCATGTTCATCGGTATCGCTGTTCAGACCGTATGTGCGGTGCGTTGGATTGTGCTACTTGTGTAGTCATGCGATAGTTGTTAATTAATTTACACAGGAGAAAGGTTTGAATGATGTGCGAAACGAAACGGTAAAGTTCACCGGACACGCGCTGTCCAGATTGCGGCAGCGCAAAATCCCCGTGGCGTTGATTGACGAGACGATCCGCCGCGGCAGAAAAACAATCCTCATTGACAGAAAGGCTACAGAATACGTTTTGAAAAACATCCTTGGACTTCGCGGTGTGAATCTGGTGGTGATTCAAGGATTTGACGGTGCAATCCTCACCAGTTACATTGAAAAGATTCCGAGAAAGCACCTTTGAAAAAAACTTTCCGTGTTGACCGCCTCCGTCTTGATTAAAACTCAAGATGGAGGTTTTTTCTTATGCCAGCACCCGATTATCACTATCTGTTCACGCGTGAAAATCCGTTTTACTCACGGCTGAAAGTTGTATGGCAACGCAATCACGCTGCTTATTCCGGCGGAAAAGAGTACATACGGCAAGCCTTGGTAGAGCACCTATCTGAAATACCAGACGAGTTTCAAGAGCGTCTCAAACGCGCCTATTACTTCAATTTCCCGCGCAAAATCGCCAGAATCATCACACAATATGTTTTAGCGACACGTCCGGAACGCCAGAACGCCGATCCCGACCTCTGCGAGGACTGGAACCGCTCGGGACTTCGGGTTGATGAAGTGATGCGCCAGTTTTCGACGTATCTGAACATCTTCGGCGCGGCATGGCTTTCCGTTGACATGCCAACCTTTGACGGCCCGAAAAGCAAGGCGGACGAAATCCGCGAAAAGCTCCGTCCATACTGCACTGCGCTTTCCCCACTTACCGTCTGCGACTGGTGCTATGGTTCTGACGGGGAACTGGAATGGGTTCTCACCAAAGAATTTCTGCTTGACAACTCCAATCCGTTTGAGAATCCCATTCAGATTCACACGCGCAAACTGTGGACACGCACAACGGTCACGATTGTATCCGAACGCTCTGACAACATGCCCGTGAATCCGGTAACGGTTGAACACAATCTCGGCATGGTTCCGTTCATCCGGATGGTTGAGGTTGACGGGTTCGGACTGGATGCCAATCACTGGTTTGACGATGTGGTCAGCATATCCGATGCTATCCTCAATAATGAATCCGAGGCGCAGATGAACACGGTAAAACAGATGTTCGGCCTGCTGGTTGTCGGTGAAAGTTTTGCCAACGGCACGCTCCGTTCCAATCAGGAATCGGATGATGAAAACGCACCGTCGATTGCTTCGGTCATATCCAGAAGCGCGGCGGTTATTGAAACTCCTGAGGACAAAGGTGTAAGCCGTTACATCTGCCCTCCCGGTGTGGTGTCAACTGCTATTCGTGCTGAAAATCAGGCATTGATGAAAATGATGTTTGAAGTTGCCATGCTGTCAACCGGCAAAGACACGCGCATGGTTGAATCTGCTGAAGCCAAAATGTGGGATTTTCAAGCCATCGAACAATACATGCGAACCCGTGCCGACGTTCTGGAGCAGTGCGAATACCGCGCATGGAAAATGATGAACAAATGGATGCCGTCCATTCCGCTGCCGACAGTCAGCTATAACCGCAATTTTGCCGTTCTTGAACTGAAAGAATCTGTTGCAACACTGCTGGAACTCTCTGGATTCAATACCGAGAACGACGATTACCAGCGTGAGATCAATAAAACTGCGGTTGTACTGCTGAACCGTCTGCGCCAGTTGTCGCAGGAAAAACAGGAAGTCATCACCGATGCAATAGAATCGTCCAGTCCGACACAGGAACGCATGGACAAAATGGAGGCTTTTGCATCGGCGTCCGGCGGTGTTGACAAAACGGAACACCAACAAGAGTGATTGCGCGTGCGGTACGCGTAAAACACCGGAAACAATCACAATTCAGGAGATAGCATTGTGAACATCAAGGAAATTCTGAAGAAAGTGTCCGAAGGCAAGGAATTGTCTGCGGAAGAAAAAGCGTTTCTCTCATCCTACGACCCGGAAAAGGACGAAAGCCGTATTCCTAAGTCACGGCTGGATCAGGAAATCGCCAAGGTGAAATCGGAAAAGGAACGGGCCGACGGGCTTGATGCCAAAGTTTCCGAACTCTCCGCCAAGGTCGAGGAACTGGAAGCCAAGGGGATGACCGAAGTGGAAAAGGCGACTGCTGCAAATGCCAAGGAATTGAAAACCCTTCGCACGCAACTTGACGCCATCACCAAGGAACGCGATACGGCGAAAGCGAATCTCGCACGTTCCGAACGGACGTCGAGAATTTCAGTAATCGCACAGAAACACAGCTTTTCCGATTCGGATTACCTTGACTACCTTGCCAACTCCAAAGAAATCGATTTGACCGATGACGGAGCGGTATCCACGTTCATGAAGGAACTTGGAACCAGCCGTCCCGAACTCTTCAAATCGAACGCCAAACCCGGCGGCGGAACGGCAGGAACGGGTAAAGATGATGTTTCCGGACTGGAAGCGCGTCTGAAGGAACTCATGGGCAAGCCGGAGCTTTCCAGCCGTGAAGCTGGTGAGGTTATTGACCTGCAAGGCAGGATCAAGTCCGGTGACACAGAGACGAAAAACGAATCCACTCAAACCAAATAGGAGATTGAAAAATGGCGTTTGCTTTTGGACAGTTCAATGAATTTTCGGACAGCGTCACCATTGGTGATCCCGTTGTCGAAGCCGTGGCCCGTGCTATCCAGCTGGGACCGTTCGCCGGAAAGTTTTACGGTGCTATGGG